TGCTTGAACACAAGTGTCGCCATCAATGTAAGCATCATCATTAGAAGTCAAATATCCAGAAGTTCCAGATTGACCGCCGATGAAACCAACATCAATAGTACCATCAGTATTGTCGTCAACATCGTTTGCAAAAACAATAACGTCAACAATTTTTTCATTTTGGAAAATAGGCAACATGTGAATAACATCATCCGCTGCAGCAGAAGTGATTGTAGCTCCTGCTTCTCGCATGAAAATAGATCCACTAGCCACAGCACCTGTAGAAGCTCTAGTAGAGTCAACTGCAGAGTGTGTACCTACGTTGCTTGTGATTGTTACGGCTTCAGTAGTCATTATTTAATACCTCCGATTAAATAGCTGTGTCACAACGAATAACACCAAAGTCTTGGTCACTTTCGTTATGATCACTATTATATTTAGGCTTAAGTAAGCCGAAAATCTTACCGATGGAGATACCATGTTGGTTACCGTAGTCGAAAGTTTCTTCAACAACTTCAGGTAAACCGATGTCAGCCATAGCAAGGGCCTGTGCGCCGCAGAATAATGCTGCAGCAGCGTCTGTAGCTGTGCCGTGAACAGTTAAGTCAGATGCGAAACCTAACGTGCTTGGTACGTGACGGAACTCATGGATCATAACGCCATCTACCATCAAGCCATTATGACCAGTGAAGAATGGGTTAGAAGGTCCTCGAGTACCAGCGTTACGTACTGCAGTTAAGAAATCTGAATCTAATTTAAGGTCAGCCATTTGACGTGGGTGAACGAACATATGGAAAATCTCTTCGTTACCTGCGCCACGAATACCACGGATGTAGTTTTCTTTAGCAAAACGCTTAAGTTCTACAATTGTTTTGTAGCTTAAGATATCAGGATCTGCTGAACTAGCTGCAACTAAAGCTGAACCACTGTTAGCTTCTTCGAAACCACTAGTTAAACCAGTAGCAGTTACTTCATGAATACCAGTAGCATTATCAGCACGAACATAACGTTTGTTAGTAGGTGCAGTTACATCACTAGCAAACTCAAGATCGCCTAAGTTTTGACCAGAACTTAAAACAGGTCTTAAACCACCGCCGTTTTTCTGAGTATAAGGAATACCGGCAAGAGTTAAGAATGCAAGTTGGTCAATACGATCAGCCATTGCATAAGCAAGTGCATCACGAGATTGTTCACGGAAATTAACAACTGATTTTTGGTCTGCAAGTCTACCAGCAAGACGGTTTGCGAATCTTAATTGATCCATGTTGATGCTAGTTTCGAAAGAACGAAGTGCTTCTTCGTTACCTTCCAAAGTGTTATCACCTACAGTACCATCGTCTGTCATATCTGCTAATAGCGTCAATGTAGCCTTAGTACCTTTTTCAGTTGCAGTTAATTCAGTAATACGCTGAACCATAGCATTACTGCCAGTGCCAGCGAACTGATTGATGAAAGACATGTTACGCGCGACTCTCCAAAAGTCACGTGACCACATCTGTAGCTGGTTGGATGTCAACGCAGCAAAGTTAGTATTAGCCATGATGGGCCTCCAAATAAAAATTAATAAAAAGTACGACCGACTATTTTCGGTCGGATCCATACCTACTATCGTGGAGGCAAACGGTTTGCGCTTATTTACGAGGTGCGACCTCGGCACATTTAACGTCGTGAGCAGACGGAGTGCGTTTTTTACGTGTACGACACGAACCATATATCGTTATGGTAAACGAAGTATTATATAATAGACCTTATAGCAGGGTTTGTAAAACCCTGCAAGGCTTTTTTACATTATTTTCTGTGATTAGCTCCTCTGTAAACTAATTGATCAGTTTTCACTTTGATTTTTTGTTTAGTGGGAGTTTTTTGTGGGCGAACGCCTCTGTAGCATACGTACATAACACACCTCAAATAGTTAAAGTTAAAGTGCGTTCCTTCGGCAACATGCCTACTTCCGCCTAGAAAGGTGAACGTATAAATAGTATAGACTACTTATGAATCATTTGTACATCAAAAGATGCTTTTTTACTAGCACCTTTGTGTGGTTTATATCCACCAGGGGGGTTCTTCATAAGTTTGAACCCCTTTCCTGATTTCATCCAATGATAGCCTTTTGGAGCTTCAACGGCTTTTTTCATTAGTACCCATATCCTTTTCTAGGTTTCTTTACTGGTTTCTTTACCTTTTTCTTTTTAGGTTTCATGTTATAACCTGGCATTATAGTAAGTCTCCTCTGAGTCTAGCTAAGGTTGATTCAGGTAATGCAGCAAACTCATCATCAGTTAATGTTGCTGGATTAATTGTTTTTTCACCGCGTGATGCAGAACTTTCTCCTGCCATCTCTGGTGGTTGTGCTTCAGCAGCTTCTAACTTCTTCTGTACTTCTGCACGTTTTTTAGACACTTCATCTACTTGTTTGTTATGAGCCTTTTGTATCTCATCAACTCCAGGTTTGATGTTGTGTGTTTTTACTACATAGTTAACTGCTTTATTTAGAGAAACAACAGCATCATATCCTTTTTCTATGAAAGCATCTCTTAATTCAATAACTTCTTCTGTAGCCTCTTGATTAAAAACTTCAGAGTTTTGATCTAAAGCTGGATATTGTTCAGCAATCCTAACAGCTTCATTAGCTAAGTTTTGCTGTTCTTGTGTTACATGAACTTGGTTATCAACTTTTGAATCTATGTTTTGTTGGATTTCAAATACAAGATTACTATATTCTGCGGCACGTATCTCTTGACGAAGTGCTGCAGCTTTTTCTGCTTCACCATCTAATAATAACTCTTGATATTCCAACTCTTTTTTAGCAAAGTCATATTCAACAGGTTTATCTATAGTAACTTCTTGTTGTGATCTTTTTAAATCATCCAGTTGTTTTTGCAAAGCTCTTTGTTTTTGTAAAGCCTCATCTAATCTAGACTTAGGTATCATTGGAGCTTTCTTTTCTGGCGTAGAATCAAGTTGTGCCATTTCTTGTGGTTCAGGCTCAGGCTCAGGTTCTGCCTTTGCTTCTACTTCTTCTGTAGCTTCAGCTTCAACTGGCTCAGGTGTTGGCTCTGGTTCAGGTTCGGCTTTAGCTTCAGGCTCAAGAGCTTCAGAAAAATCTAAGCTCATAGAAGGTTCATCTACACCCTCTGGTGTATCAGCTCCTGGCATTTTATCTAAAACAACATCTTCCATTTTTTCTTCAGACATACTTACTCTCCTGTTCGGGTTCTAGGGTTTCCATTACTAGTTTTCATAACCGTATTGGCTATGCTGGTAGCCGCTTGAGTTTCTGACTGTACAGCTCTTAATTCATTAGTAGCTGTAGAAAGATCTCTTCGCAACTGTAACTCTTCCATCTTCATTTGTATTTTAGCTTGTAATTCAGCCATCTTAAGTTGTGGATCAATATTTGTCATTTCTTCTGCCTTCGCCATATTAAGTTGAGCTTCGCCTTGTTTCGCTTGTACCTCAGCTTGTAGTTTAGCTAATTCAAGCTGGAACTGTTGCATTTGAAGTTGTTGCTGTTGGGCCATAGCTTGTGCCTGTTCTGGTGATGGTGGTTCTTGACCGGTAAGTTTTCTTATACGTTTAGCTAGTTCTGCTTTACGTTCTAAGTGGCTATATTCTACAATTGCATCGTCTGGTATTGCAACACCTGCAGAACGTAAACTAATAGCTTCTGCAAACTGTATCTCATCAAACGAGTCACGTGCAGGAGATGTTGTAACTACAACATCATATTCACCAACAGTTATATCGTTAACTATAGCACCACTTGGAGTCATCTGGTTTATAACCATTTCCTCTCTGGGTTTCATAGGATCAGTTTCATCAGTAATCATAAAGATACGTTGTTCAGTATAATACCTTTGTATTAGACCAAGTATTTTTTCAGCTAGATACTGACGTGTCTTACGCAAGTTATCAAGTGGCACCTGTATCATAACTGCGCCACGGTTTTGCTTCGCTTGTATAGCTACACCTGATACTTCTGCAGCATCAGTACCTAACATTGAATCGTTAACACCGCTGATAGCTTTTATATTCTCTTGCGCTTTTAGAGATATACGATCTAAGCCAGTAGGTATTTGATTAGGTTGTATCTTAACTGGAGGTGTAGAACCACGGTTGTATTCAACTACTAATCCAGTTTCTGCACCGTGTTCTTCCATATCATCAGCAGTCATACCTACTAATGAACCTGATTCAACCATCCAACCACTGTTAGCGGTGGTGTTTACTATATGTAATTCTTGCGAAGCAATTTTATTTAATTGCTCTTGTGGTGATAATAAGTTACGTACCATACCGAACGGACGTCCGCGACGGAAGTATGCAAAGTAAGGTACGATAGTGAAGTCTTCATACGGTGACCAATCATCATGTAATACAACTCTATCACATGTAACTGTCCATCTTATGCAGCGCATCATCTTACTAATAATATCTAAATCATTATCTTTAGCGAACTTCTTAACTTTCCTATCAGACCAATTGGCCGGTACAGGACGTTGATCGCCATAAGTCTTATCTACATAAAACTCTTTACGCATCATCTTACGATGTTGGCGCTCTATCACTCGTAAAGACTTAATTACACGAGCTTCTTCATCATTAGGTGTTGTAGTACCTATGAAGTCAAAGTTTTCATCTGTATCACCATATCTTGTTTCTTGATACTCAACAGAGTCTTTACCATAGGTATTACCATATTCACCTGCATAACGTAATCTATCAGCTTGTTCTTGACCATATAGTTCTTCTATTTCTTCTAATGTCATCCACTTAGATTCAAAGAATTCATTCCAAGTAGTAGGATCATACTCTTTTGCATCAGGATCAATTAATATATCTAAAGGATCTTTAGCTGTGATACGTATTTCACCTTCAGTGCTTTCACTAAAATCTACACGGACATCGAAATAACCACGACCATCCATAATTAAACCATCACTGAATACTTGGTTCTCTACCCAATCAAGTTTGTTATTGTCTGCTATTTGTTCATATAACTTAGTTAAAGTATGTGCAGTTTGATCATCTGTCTTTCTTCGTGGCTTAAACTGTATATCAGCACGGCGAGTAGACTGTTCACCTAATACAGTATTGATTGTAGGTAAAATAGTATTAATAGTTAAAGCAGGGCGACCTTCAGCATCAAGTTGTGCTACGTCTGCATAGTCCCACTGTTCTCCTTGATAGTAAGCATCACACTTTTTAGCCATATCAATATATTCTAAATGACCGTTGTCCCGTGCTCTTACGTATCTATCCCATTGTGCTCTAGCTATTGTTTCTTCTTCAATCTCAGATATTTTTTTCTTCTTCCCTTTATGTATCATATTATGCACTCATAGCAGATTTGCTGCGGTTAGGTTTTAGTAAGCCATCTAAACGATCACGCCAAGATGGTATCTTATCAATATTTTCTACATATGTACTAAACTCGGCCATCATTAAACCAATCCACGATAATGCATCTACTTGGTCATCATGTACACCATTAGGGAATCGTAGTAACTCAGCCACTAATGGTCCAGTAAATACTTCGTCTCTTGGCAAATAAACCATGCCTTGTTGCATCCTACCCTGTATGGCCCGTGCTCGTGCTTCTTTATCTCTTCGGCCAGTTTTCAGGTCTTTAAAATACGCTTGATGTAATCCACGTTCTCGCACACGTTTCTCAAGGAATGGTCCAAGAGCCATCTCTATGTGACCTTTTTCTATTCCTATTATCGATGGTTTCCATTGTTCGTAGACATCTAGTATTGTTTCTACTATTTCAAAACCATCAAACTTACCTCGTATTACATCAACTACAAATAAGTTATCCCATTGGTCTACACCAACTACCATACCAACAGTATAGTCGTTTCTATCTCTTTGTCCTATAGCCAAGTCCCATGCACAATAGTAACGCATGTGTGTCATTTCTATATCATCGGGATCATAATACTCAATCATGTCCCTAGTAAAGTAATCACCATCATCCGCTACTGGATTCTGTTGATACAGCGCCGACCAGTCCCTGGGTCCAACCGCTTTCTTAATTCTGTCTAATGCTTCTAAATCATATCGTTCTGGATGCAGAGCTTGTCCCGTGGTCCTATATTCTTCATCTTCTTCCGCGATTGCCGGATAACGAACTAGTTCCCACTGATCTCCACCTTCTGTACCAGCTTTTAGCAATCTACCTGCTAAATCATCATCATGCCATCTCGTCATGATTACCAACACACCGCCACCAGGGGCAAGACGTGTGTATGCAGTTGATGTGTACCAGTCCCAGTTAGCATCTCTATTATGCTGAGACTCTGCATCATCACGGTTTTTTACTGGATCATCAATCAACAGTATGTGTGCACCTTTACCCGTGATACCACCACCAACACCAGCGGCCACATATCCACCGCCCATGGTTGTTAACCACGCTTCTGCAGACTGACTATCTGGATCAAGTCTAGTTTGAAACGCAGTTTTGTATGAATCTTCTCTTAACATCTGTCGTACTTTACGACTAAATGTCATAGCCAACGAGCCAGAGTACGAACAACTAATACACTCATGGCTCGGGTTTCTCCCTAAGTGCCAAGCAGGGAATGCAACACTAGCTAATGTACTCTTACCGTGTCGGGGCGGCATGAAGAGCATTAACCGTGGTGACTTTTTCTCTGCTACGTCCCTTGAAAATTTTTCTAATCTTTTACAGATGTCTTTGTGAATCCACCCTGCTTGGTAGTCTGGGTTGAATCTTTCAACAAATGGCAAGAGTCTTTTTCTTGTGAGGAATCTTCGCGCAAGTTCAGCCTTTGCTTTCTCCTCAACAGATGCTTCAATTTGTTCCTCTTTTCTTGACTCAGTGCCATCACTTGCTCTTGGTATAGATTCAGCATCATCTGCTTTACAATAAACACAAAGCCGGTCATTGCCGGCATATAAAGTTTCTGGGTGTAGGTTCTTGCACCTTACACATTCTAACTTTTTAATTTCCATTAAAATAATTTCATTTGTCGTTTAATAATCTGCTCTTCTTTTTTTTGATTCTCAACATACCCTCTAAACTTTTTATCTTTTTCAGCTTGTTCTTTCTTTCTTTCCCTTGCATATTTTCGGTTTAATCCACTATCTTTTTTTGGCCCACGGGTTTTTTTACGTGTAATTTTTTCTGTAGCTTTTTTAGTAGCATTTTTAACTGCTTTGTCTTTTTGCTTTTTAGTAAGTTTTTTAATTTTATCCTTACCTACTTTTTTAACTACTTCTTTTACTACAGTGTATGCTAATGGCCCAAATTGAATTGCCATGATTAAAACCTTTTCGATATTCTAAGTTCTGCAAATTT